ATGGCAGCACGGTCTTCCACGACCTCATAATTCTGTTCCCTGCTATTCAGATCCAGATAACTAACGATTGCGACGGTATGTCGTGTTTTCAGGTCTGAACCTGCATAGCTGAAGCCAGGCTCAAGTACATTCGAGCGGTTAAACAGATAGGTCGCGTCTGTTGGCTTGTCTTGCGTAATCGTCAGCGAACCAGTAGACCAGAACGGCTGGCACCGCATGACTGAGCACAAGTCATTAACGAGCTTGTACGCCTCGTATTGGTTCTGGATCAGCGCGTTGCAACTAAATCGCGCCTCCTTTGTGTTATTGCCCGTGCCGTCATCGACCAGCTCATTTGCGTATTGGCTGGCGGAGTAGAACGCGAACTTATCAAGCTGAGCTTCGGCAATGTGATCGCCAAATCCGTAGCGCTTGCTAATCAGCAAGTCATACAAAATCCACGCGGGGCAGGTGGTCCACTGAGCAGCGCCAAAGGTGCCGGTCCAAGTGCCGCTGTAGGTAAGGCGTCCAGTATCTGAATCGACCGTTGCGTTATCAGGGATCTTGACCTTAATTCCGCGGATTCGGTAAGAACGAGCAGGAATGCTGTTGAACTGCTCTGCTTGAAAGCGAACTGCAGCAAGCGCGCTGTTGGGATAGCGCAACTTCTCATAGATCAGTTCCGTATAAGCAGCAAAGAAGGTGGGGCTAACGTCTTGCCCCGTGCTGTCTGATGATGTACGAACAACTCGAATATCAACCGGGAAAGCGCCATCAAGCGTGATCAGATAATCGCGCTCATATTTATCAACGGTGCGACCACTGATCGTGTCAGTCTTTGCGCTTGTAAAGCCGCCGCCGTTGTACTGAACTTGAATATCAATACTGACGCTCGTGCCTAGCACGTCGCCTTCATTGGTTGCACGCTCCAGACGCGGGATAGCAATACTGACGCGGACTGCATCAACATTCGTGTCAGTAATCTGCCGAGTGACAGGCGTATCCTGCGTGACTTCTACGTTGACGCTTTGAACGTCTTCAGTAGCGCCGAACCCGTCGATGTAGGTTTGCGCGTTGGTTCCGTATCTCGTCTTTACCGTGACGCCCTTGAAGTTATAGTCCGCATCGCTCAGATCAGTGACATCAGCACCAGAGCGCAGAACCGGGGTATCAGTCAGGAAAACATCCTTAAGCAGCGCCAGATTGTAATTATCCGTACCTCTGGTGTAAGCACGCGCAGAGGGGAAGCCTTCAATCTCGCCCTCACTCAACAGATCAAGAATGTTGGCGTGGGCTGTAGACGCTAGGTTGTCGCTTTCGCGGGTTGGCGTCCTAGTAGCTGGGGGCGCTGACTGCTGAACAACAACGGTTTGCTGAACAACTGTCTGACCGCCACCACCGCCACCGCCGCCACCGGCACCGATGATCTGCTTGGTTTCTTTTTCAGCCATGTTCAGATCGTATCGACGTCAATGCCAGCCGAAATCACGATCGAGCCGACGATCGTTTCGCCATAAACCACAGGGACCGGAACGCCCTGTTTGCTGACGTTCTGGATGCCGCTAAAGCTGTAAGACTCCTGTGGGTCAAGCTCGCTGCCCTCTGTTGTTGTCGTGCGACCACCGCCAGGGGTAAAAGATGATGGACCAATCTGCCCTAGCTGTGGCGTTGGCGATAGGAGCTGCGAAACACCGCCCAGGACCAGGGTCGCCCCAACAGTGCCGATCGAGATAGCAGTTCCAGCCGAAAACCCAAGACCTAAGCCGGCAATACCTGCCCCTGCCGTAACGATGGCAAAAGCAATGATCGCAACGCCAGCAAGTATCTTCCCAACACCGCCGCCAGCGCCACCTAAAACCGGGACAATCTTGATTGTTTGGCTAGCCGGATAATGCAGCTCCTCTAAATCAGCGTCTTGTCCATCCACAATTACCTTGTAATGCTGATCCGCCATGTGGCGTTCTAACCCTGGGAAATTAGCCAGCAACATCCGCACCGCTTCCCCGGCGCTGCTGATTTCCGCTAAGAACTTGCGCTGCCCAACAAACTTGGCGAGAGGACCGTAGAGCTTAACCTCTCGTTTCATGGCGGAGCACCCTTCCGGTACATTTTAGGAGCCACTCCCCTAACAGATCTCGGCTCGATAAACGTCCGCGCAAATGATGGAGAACCATTTGATCGCCAAGATAAACCCCAACGTGGTTGAGCTTGCTTGAGTCGATTGCCATCAGCATCGCGTCGCCTGGCTGGATTTCGCTGATGTCTACCGGGTGAAAGCCCGCCTGCTCCCAGCAATCGTCAAACATCGGATTGGCGTTGAACTCATCAATCGTTGTTGGGCGGTCCCAGTCGGGCAGCTCTAAGCCTTGCTCCGCATACCAGTCGCGCACCAAGGTCCAGCAGTCGCTAACGCCCCAGACCCATTGCCTGCCGATTAAAGGTGCCTTGTAGCCTTCGGGATGGCACTCGCCCCACTTTTCGGTCTTCGGATTGACGATGTACCAGGGCAGCCCTGATTTCTCGCAGGCGACTCGATCGGCTTCGCTTGGAGTTGGAGGAGTAACCGGATGACTGTGGACGACTGCTATGACTTCACCCTCATCCTCAGCGGCAGCGAAGTCGATTGGATCGAGAATGAAAAACTCGCTGGTTTCAGCGAGGTTTTTACATGGTTTGTACCGCTCCCGCCCTTTGACGATGAGCAGCAGACCGCATGACTCACGCGGGTCTTCTGCTTTGGCGTGCTCCAGTGCTTTCGCTTTAGCGGTCGCCTTCATCCGTTAAACGCGCCGATGCCAGGGAATCCACCGAAGGGTAGCTCCGCTGTTGCCCCAAATCGAATCGCACAACTATTTAAGCGCTTGCCGCATTTATCGTCAGCGGTGCTGGTGACTGTGTTGTCATTTTCGTCAAAATAGCTGCTGCCTGCGTAGCCACACTCTGAACCCTTGTAAATCCAAGGGCAAAGATTGGCATTGCATTGTCGTTTCGGCGCACGAACACCAGCTAAGTCAAATGCTGCCGCCATCTCGAAAGTGACCGCATCTCGCGTCTCGCTAACCTTCCGCGCAACGTAATAAACCTCATCCGGGAGTTTTGCGCTGGTATCAGGAGTCCCGAAAGGATTGCTGCCGCCTGAAAAATTAGCGTTGTCGATGTACCGGACAAGAGTCCGAATCCGAGTCAGCTTTGCGCCAGTCAGGTCATTGCCAGCGGTTGTGGCATTAACACCAAGCAAAATTGTTGTAATTGTGCCCAGCAAGTTTGCAACAACAATGGTTGGGCGAGGCAGGCTTCCGCTTTCAGCTTTGTATTCAAAGCCGTCTACCTGAATCGGAAACTTGCTGTAGGCGTTGCCATCCCAAATGATCTCGCCAGGGTTGTCCCCGGTCGTTATGTCATTGCTTCCAGCGTGGAAACGATATGTAGTGTCAGAGCCGTGCAGGGTACTGGATAGCTCAAGCGTGAACAGCTCGATGATGCTGCTCGGGTTAATCTTCTGAAGCTCGGAAACAGGGATTGCCATCAGGGCTCAAATACCTGGATAAACCGTGCCGTGATCGTGGCGCGGTTGTTATACGGAATCGACTTACTCCACTCTGGGCAGATCCACTTGTAGGAGGTTGCTTCGTCCAGCGGTGTCCAGTCAAAGCTGGCAGAATCCTCCGCCCTGGCGTCCAGGAAGGTTTCAATCGTGTCTGCGTCGGTTTCAGACACGTTCCAGGTCAGGTCCCACTCCTTTGGGTTCATATGGGACGGGATCCCATAAAGGAGCCGCTGCTGGTAGCCGTCACCGAACTGGACGGTCCTGGTCTTGGGGCGGCTGGTTTTAGACGCGCCGTAAGCAGGCGTAATTGATGGGAAGGTAGCCATTAGCTGAGAAGACCTCCAGGACGCTTTTGCTTGATCAGCTCTTGCCTGATGGCGACGCCGATAGCTTCGCCCAAGCGTTTCTGCTCTTGCGTGTCACCTTCAGCTCTGGAGCCAGAGGCGTCAACCGTGACGTTGATGTTCGCACCGCCGAAACTGTTGTTGGGCGCAATGCTGCCAGTGCGTCCAGGAGTGAACAACTCAGGACCACGCTCACCCACCAGGAAGCTGCGACCACCCATTGCAGTGCCACCCTGCGCCAGCGGCTTGATTGGCGTCACGCCTGCATAGCCAGGTATTCCCCCGCCACCGCCACCGATACCAGGCAGCAAGCCTCCGCCTGGTTTGCCTAGAGCACCCGAACCGCTCAGACCAGGCGCGGTCATGGTGCTTGCAGAAAAAGAACCAACACCAGGGAACAGGC